TGAAGAGAATGATCCTTTTTTCAAAGCGGCTTCTCTAAGTCTACCAAGTTCTGCAATGTGACCTTCATAAGTCACTTCATGTTTTCTAATTCTTTCTTCTTTTAATTCACCAATATGTTTTACAACAAGAGGTGATAGTTTTGGATTACAAAGTTCTGATCCTTCTTGTCTTGCACGTTTAGGTGAATACCCTGCTTTCAATGCTGCCTCTGTTTGTGTCAGTGGTCCGTTCTCATCACCAAATACTAAGAACTCGGCGAATCTCATTTGCATTTCAGTTAATCTTTTTGGCAATCCCATGATTGACAATTTAAGGTAACTATCCTATAAAGTCAATACTATGAAAGCAGATATACCTGAAGATAGAGGGCCAGCAGATTTAGAAAGAGTTATAAAAGAACTTAAAGAAGTAATTGAAGGTCATAAAATGTTACACGAAGAGTCAAGAAAGGAAATACAAATGTTAAAAGAAAATGGTTATGAGTTAGAAAAATGTAGAAATTTATTGCAAGGTTATAAGAATGTGATAAATGATTTATCAGCCAGGTTGAATAAATAATGTTTGTACGACACCTGCAAGAGTACCTCGCCAAATTTACAGAAGGCCGTAATTCTAAAAATGGTAATGCTGTAAGTAACGCCAGAATATTTATTGCGATGCCGAACGGTTACCTAGAAGAGATAAGACGTATTGAAGTACACGAAAGCACAAAGCCAGGTGATACTTCTGTTCGTGTTGTTTTAAAACCAAATAAGGAAGAGAAACTAATTTTACCTCCTGGATACATTAAAGATTACTAGTTTTTAACACAGGAGTTACCTTGAAAAACGCATGGCACCAGAGCGTAAATTTTACAATAAAATTAAAAAATCTATACCTGAAATATCTTGGATTAGACTTGAAAATCATAGCTTACATGGTACTCCCGATCTATTGGGCTATAATAATTCTGGCCACTTTTTCACAGTAGAATTAAAAGTTACGAAGGGTAACAAGGTACGCTTCAGTCCACATCAAATTGCGTTTCATGTGAAGCATCCTATCAACACATTTATCATGGTCCAGCACCTCGGTTCAGGTACCGTGAAACTTTTCCGTGGTTCTCAAATCTTGGAGCTTGAAGCTTGCGGCTTGGAGCTTGAAGCCTGTTGCTTGTCGCTTGAAGCTTGTGGCTTATTTTTTAAATCGCTTGGAGCTTGAGGCTTGTCGCTTGCAGCTTGGGGCTTGAGGCCCGAATCAGGTGCACGCCGCGCCGATGCCGTCGCAACCCTGGGGCTAATGACCTGATCCGATTTATTACGCAGCTGTCGTAATTCTTTATAATATTTTGGGTGATACCACATTAATGTTTACCGTAACTTATATTCTTTATATCACGGTTCCAACATGCTCTGCAATCCCTGCATTCATTATTCTGTTGATCAGCCGGGCAGCTGTGCTGCCCGTCAGTCTTAACAGTAGACGTCCAGGGCCAGAAAGAGACAGGGCCCTGGTTGATCATATGAGAACTAAAACGAATAATTAAATTTTTTGGAACCTCTTCAGGTTTAACTTGTTTTAATATCTGAGCTTCACGTGTCGGAATCCAGTGCTTGGTGCCCGGTGTTCCTTCACATACTTTAAAAATATTTTTGAGATGGTCCAGTGACTGCAAGTCTCCGCTGTCGTGCCATCTAAATTCTTTATGCGGTTTTATTAATTGTATCATTGCATCGACCCAGCCTGGATGCTGTAATGCTTTTAATCTTCTGTTTAATGCTTCCTTAACATTTGAAAATCTATAACGACCCTTCAGGGCATAACAGCCTTCACAAACTGAGCCCTTAACATTAACGAGCTTTGAGCCGGTGATGCATGCAGCAGCGGGAATATTATACGCTGGCCCAGGCATCTTAGAAGGCTTAGACAGCCCGCCAACTATTTTCTGTAATTCTTTCTTTAACATACCATCCTATATAATCCTTTATTCTTTCTTGTCAAGCTTGAAGCTTGCAGCTTGTTGCTTGCGGCTTCCTTCTTTAGAATGATTTTTAGAATCATTCTAAAGTGACCAGAGTGCAGAGGTAATTCCACTGCGGGTTCTTCCATTACATTGGACCCTGATCCCAGGACCCTGGCGCCCGTACGAAGCTTATCTGGCACATACCAGGGACCAGGGATCAGTTCTGATTGTTCACTGCACGAAGACGGCTGATGCGGTGTGACGTACAGTACAACCAGAAGTTGTCCCATAAATTAAATGTGTGTGTCCCAAGATTTAACTTATTAAATCTTAATACAATATAATCCTTGACAATCCTATTGTCAAGTGTTAAAAATAAATTATTAACAGAAAGGCAAAAATGCAAACAAGAAAAATAACACTTAACGCAGAAAAGCGAAAAGTAATTGCTGACCAATTTCAATCTTTTTACGAAGATAAAGTAAAAGATAAATTGATACAAGCAAAAGAACAATACGACTTAATGAGAGATAAAGCAAAAGAGCAAATTGAAAAGGTCGTAAGGTTTCATCAACCTCAAGAAGATGTAGATACAATTAGGTCTATGATACAAAAATATAATCGTGCAGGTGGTGACCTGTATGAAGATAATTGTTTCTATGTTCAAAGACCAATAACTAAAGTTGATGATGAGGGTCAAGAATATGAAGCTAAAGATGAAGTTCATGTAAGATTTGACATGGGTAGAAACTTTGCAAGAGCATATTATCGTGATGAGATGAAAGCAAAGGGATTAAACCCAGATTTTAAATTGTCAATCAATGATGACTACTCAAAAAGAAATCCAAAGTATTACAATGATGAAAGTAATTGTAATAAATTTTTAGGTTTTAGTACATCTTCAAATGATGATAAATCTATTACTACACCAAAAGAAAAATGGAATAGTGATTTTAAACTTTGGACTATTGGTAGTTCTTATTGTCATTCAAGACAATTCAAAGTTGATGAGAACACTATGAATTTCTTTAAGATGTATCGTGCTAGTGCAGATAATGTAATTAGAGAACATCAAGAATTATATTCTTATGTTGAGGGCAAAATGAAAACTTTAAGATTAGGTTTAAAATCTTATAGAACATTTGACCAAGCAAAAAAACTAGCAGATAAAGTTGGTGTTGTTTTAAATGAAACAATGATGAATGAAAGTTCTAGTTTAGCTTTATCAATCTATAGTCCAGATAATTTGGCAAGTTTATTGGAAGATAAACAGGTCTTAACTAGAGATGAAAAGATTGCTATTGCAAGACAACAACAAGAAAAATACGCATATGAAAGCATAAATTAATAGTTGACAGGGTATCCTATTTAGTATAGGATACCCATAGAAAGAGAGAAATAAATATGAGCAAAACATTTTACATAACTTATTGGGCTTCCAAACATAAGAA